GGGATGTTATCAATCCTCAGGGAAGAGCAATGAGCACTACCTCAATCGGGGTTGGTGGAACGGTTAACATCTGCCCTGTTCCAAGAAACCGTTGGAATCTACGTCACTCTGCTCCTACTCCTATTACGTCTATTACGAGAGTGAGCAATGTGGTTACTGTACAAACTCTTACATCGCACAACATGAACACGGGCGATAGCGTTGTTATCCGCGACAGCCGCGGTGCTATTGCAGACGGAACCTACAGTCCTGTTACTGTTCTTGGCCCACAGACATTCACGATTGCTAGCTCAGGATCTGATGTGGTGGAATCAAACATTGGTGCAACAGCCAAGGGATCAACTTTTACAAATACTACGTATCGACTATTTAAGCTAGGTATGAATGGCTTTGTGCGACTATCCCACACTGGTGGAGACAGTCCTCGCTTTGCAGACTGTGGTGTCGCAGTAGATGACTATGTAGTTATCTCTGGAACGACCTTCAATACCTTGAATAGCGGCGTGTTCCGCGTGGTTGCAGTGGATAACACCTCTCTTGTGTTCGAACATGAAGGTGCCGTCAACGATGACAATCGAACCACTCTATTTAACAATAATGCTCTAGCTCCGGCTTGGACTACCAACAGCAATATCGTCACTGGCGTCGCCGGCACCTTCAAGAATCTTTCAACTGGAGTGTGGGTTAAGAAGATTGAAGACAACGATGCACTATATCTACAGGTAACTGGTAACGATACCAGCGACTATGCAACTGCAACAAAGATCTTCCTTGGACAAGCTTATAACGGAGTAACAGGAACAGCGTTCGGCATTTCTTACGACATGCTTACAGGCTACGATGCAGGAGTAACTCTCAAGAATAAAGATGACATCATTATTTATGAGGGCGATTCGGCATTCAAGGCTGACATCTTGAACGTCCAGAACATCACTGGTGCGTCCTGGTTCAATCCTAATAACGCTGGTCAGTTTGACATCATCGAGATCGGTAACGATCCTTCGACTCGTCGTCCATTCGTTCGAGTGAACAATGCTAATGCAGTCACTGAGATTAACAGATCTCTAGCGTTTGCTCCACAGGGCTTCTACATTGTGGAAAATGACCTCTACAAGTATACGACTTATCGAACTGTTGCTAACTCAGTAACCAACGACATCAACAATCTACAGCGAAGCCTCTATTTGCTACCGGATGCTCGAGCTTATAAGATTTCTGCTTCGAATGCTGCTATTGTCAAACATGCGGGCAAGTATGGCTATGACCTACTAACATCAGTGGGAACAGATGGTTACTTGTTCTATACTGGTCTACTCCGTCGAGTGCAGCGTACAATCGATGGTTTCTCTCCAGATCCTGTCACTTTCCCTGAGCGACGTGCCGTTGGCTCTCGGATCGAAGTGTTGCCGCCTCTTATCAAGAACATCTCACTTGTTCTCACTGTCACCACGAATGAGGGCTCGACCATTCAGGATATTTCGGATAACATTAAGTCGGCCGTTATCGACTACATCAATGGACTTGGCGTCGGCGCAGACGTTATCATGTCGGCTATCATCGCAGCGGTTATGAAAGTTAAGGGCGTTGCTGCAGTAACCTTTAACACTCCAGAACCTTCTACAGAGCGAATCACAGTAGCATCTAATGAGAAGGCACTTATCATTGCAGATAGGATCGGCATCGTCTAATGGACAATAGCACCAAAGTTGATCGAATCTTTGACTTACTTCCAAAGTTTCTCAATGCTCGCGCAGATGAGAACTGGAGTGCTATCATTGAAGCGATTGGCACCGAAGATGATCGTTTGGCTAGACTTGCTGAAGAAGTGCGCAAGCAATTCTTTGTCAAGACGTCTAATCGTCCTTATATCGATCGGTTGGCTGCTAATCACAACATCAATAGGCCACGCTTTGTTGGCATGAGTGATACTGACTTTCGTCGGTTTATTCCGATCCTGTCCTATCAACCTAAGCAAGTAAAGCGCATCATGGATGAGCTACTTGACCTCTTCTTCTTCAAGGATGCAACTACAGCATTTCTATCTACTACACTATTTGAACCCTTCGTTCTGAAAGAAGCGTGGAGCTTAGATATCTTCGTAGACAGTTTGAATCAGGAACACATTGTATTTCGCGAGACTGACTTCGTAGACGTTAACGCAGCAAGTGCTGATGAGATAGCGGCATCCTATAACCGTCAGGCCCAATATTCCTACGCCACAAGCTTCTACGATAGCGTTACTAAGCATACCTTTCTGAGAATCTACAGCAACACCATTGGAGCTCAAGGCTCTATGAGAATTCTCGGAGGATTGGCCAATATTGCTCTAGAACCGAATGGTTTTTTATCTGATCTAGGACAGGGAAATAACACTCAATGGTCCGTCACTAAAGTAGGCAATACAGTAACTTTTGACTACACTGGCGGAGTTGAGCCGGGCGTTGAAGATCTTCAGCCTGGCGACATCTTCTTTTGCGATCTTCCAGGCAACGAGGGTAGTTTCATTATTACCCACGTGGACATTCGTACTCGCAGTTTCGTCTATGAGAATCTTCTAGCAACCCCTGGTTCATTTACTCAGACATCTAAGAAGCAAACTAAGTGGCTTCGACCTATTCCTGTTACTTCCTACGGTGTGAAGAGACGCGCACTTGTCTGGGAAACAACTACAGGCAAGTCGTCTATCGAAATGCCTGCGACTCCTCCGATCGTTTACCGGAATGCTAAAGGCGGCTTCCATATCAACGGAAGCTTCGGATTGGTCACCGAAATCCCAGACGAGACTAGCCTCACTGTTGCAGATTCACTTAACTTTCCTGAGTCTGGTCACTTCGTTATTGAACCTATCGAATCTATTACAGCTAGACTAAAAGGTGGCGTGGCTGATAAGACTGTTACTTATAACGCCCGCGGTCGAGTCATTTCAGACTTTGTTCGGTATTCCTATACAGGTCTTTCCGGAAACACACTTACTGGTATTTCGCCTCCAATTCCAGCAACTACAGGATTGAATGAGAACACCATCACCTCTTTGTCTAAGAGCGGCGGTGTACTCACTGCCACAGTAGTCAACGATTTTAGCGTTGGCGACACAATCTTCATCCAAGGAAGTTCAGGTATTCCGATTTTGACTACTACTGGGACTACTTCTTCTGGTTCATCTACTCTTAATGCCGTAGCTGATACAACAGGTGTTTCTCCTGGGCAGCTAATCTCTGGAACTGGAATTCCGGTAGGCACAAAGGTTCTTCACGTCATAGATCCAGTTACCGTTATTATGTCTCGAGCGGCAACTGCAAGTGCTACGGTAGCGCTTACCTTTAATGAGAACACTAACGGAGCGTTTGAAGTTACTTCTGCAAGTGGAACTCAGTTTACTGCTAACCAACTCGGAACAGATGGTACTGCTTCAGTTGCTGGTGTAGCTTCTAAAGAGCAGTTGAAACTTGCGCCTAATAACTTCAAAATCACCATTTTGACTTCGACTCCAGCTGCAATCACAAACATCAAGGGCCCTTACATTTGGGACCTAAATGCACCATTTACGTTGGCGGCGGACACTACATTCATTTCAGACCCGATCATCGCAGGTAAGACCTACAAATTACTACAGGTGGAAACCAACAATATGCCTGAAGGACCAGGGTATGTTGTTATAGATTACGGGCTCAATAATCAAGAGGGGCCAATCAAGTACCTTTATAAGGCCGCCGAGAACATCTTGGCCATGGACCCGTCATATACTTTTCAGCAACATCATGCAGATGGAGCTCAACTTGTTGGAGTTAGTAAGCTCGGTCCTCATTATCCTACTGGCTTTGGAAATGAGTACCCGCCGTACGCTACAAATCCGCCCGATGCTCGTCACTTACTTCAGAACTTGATTCTTTCAGTCGCGAGTGCAGGTATCTTCGTCGACTTTATCATTAGGTATCCAAATCAGCTCTATGGAACTCTGAATGTTTACGACTAAGTAGATAAGCGAACTTGTAGTACAATTAGCAGGGATATACCGCGATAATCCCAACCAAAGTCGCGGGAGGATATTAACTTGGCAGTCCTTGGACGAGTATTACTAAACTCTGCAGAACGTGTTGATCTTCCCGATCTACTCTCAATCGACTCTTATGCAGCCGGTGACTGGAAGTACTACATGCAGAGCTTGGTTGGGACGACTAAGCCTTATATTCTCGCTGGTTTCGACGTCATCAATCCCGGAAACGCTATTGGTCTTCCTACCTGTTCTTTCCGTGTTGCTAATTCAATCGTCTACTATCCTGGTTCTGCAGCGGGTCCGTTCTATTACGGTCTTCCTGAAACCAATGCAGCAGCTGCACCGTTAGTTCCGCAGCTTCGAACCAATTCAACTAACTATGTTTACTTAACACTCGGAACCTTCGAGACGGCATCTGATACTCGAGCTCTCTGGGACCCAGACCGCAACGGTGGTGCTGGCGGTGAGTTCATTCAGGACATTAATACTGAATCGGTTATTCAGGCACAGCTTAACGTATCTACCGGTTCTTTCCCTGTCAATACCGTTCCTCTCGCAATTGTCACTGTAGATGCAAGTGCAATTACTAGCATCACTGATGCTCGCGACATGATGTTTCGTCTCGGAACAGGTGGCATTGCCCCTGATCCTCTCGCAACCTTTCCTTTCCCTGAAGATCCAGCTACGGAGTATGCTCGGATAGAGCCTCCAAATACGCTATCTGTTCTTTCTGACCCTAACCCTTTCCAGGGTGGTGACAAGAACATCAAGACAATGAAGCAGTGGATGGATGCCGTAATGACCAAGCTCATGGAGATTGGCGGCACTACCTACTGGTACGAAGACACTACAACCTATTCGCTATTTAAGATTTTTCATGATGCACTCGCTACTACTTGGAAGAGCAAGGGTGCATACACTCACTCTTCCGCAACTCCTGGTCTCCTTTCTTGGTCGGAAGATATCTATGTTAAGAGTGTAACGTCTCCAAGAGACCTTGTTGTTCGGGCATCTGGTGGAAGTCCTCTTCAGATTAACAACGAACAAACTGCGTTCATCGGTCTCATCCGTGAACAGCGCATCAACTCTCTAGACAATCCAGTCTCGTTCACTAACGGTCAAACTTATGTCAATACCGTTAACGGCGGAACGGGACGGTTCGCTAATCTTCGCAAGGGTGACTGGGTCAAGAAAGCAACTGACAAAGACACTCTATTCCTACAAGTGGTGGAGTTTTACAATGCGGCGCAATCACCTGGAAATACGATCACATCTCCTACTGGTTCCACAACCAATGCAGCTGATGCTCGGTGTATCTATTTAAGTGCTGCTTATCAAGGTGTAACAAGTCAAGCAACTGGCGATCGAGCTAGTTACGATCGCGGTGAGTATCTAGTAACAGATATTCAAGTTGTGAGTCGTACAAATGATCTTCTTAACTCAACTGGCGGCGATCTACTCTGGTTTGCAACACGCTGCGATGACATTCTCGCGATTTCAAGCATCTCTGCTACTACGGTCTCTGGAACGGTCACAGTAGCTGACGGAACTGGCGCTATCGTCTCTGCATCTGCTCACGGCATGATCGACGGAGATCGGATTACAGTCACAGCCCCTCTTGCACACGCAGGAACATACACGATTGACGTAATCGACAGCAATAGCTTTACCTTTAAGACAAGCAATAACACTCTTGGTTCATTCACTGGATTTTATGGGTTAGCAACTACGACCTCGACATCTGTAAACGGCTTCCTAAAAGAATCTGCTAACCATGGACTAGAATCTGGCGAGTCTGTGACTATCGCTGGGACGTCTGGCTTCAACGGTGCTTACTTTGTTAATGTTAGGTCAGCTACGGTATTTCAATTCCCTCTAGCAGCAACACATGTCACCGAAAATACCGGCACAATGACCTTGGCTCGTCTTGACGTCCGTTCTGAAGAAGGAATCACGAAGGTGGTGCAGGGAGAAACGATCGAGATCGGTTCTGGGACGATCGTAAATATGCAGGCCTTCATCGGTATGACCGCCCTGGATCAAACGTTCCCTATCTACACTCTGCCTGGTTCTTATGGCACGTTTAACAACGGTGCGAATTACAACGGGCTCGCAACCGACAACCTCACAGCACGTGTTTCCAAAAACACTGCGATGATGATGGATAAGGCTCAGGATAAGACTATTCGGTTCATGACAAACGCTGTTGAAGCGTTCGTTGCAACTGACGTAACTCCTACTCTACAGAATATTAGCTTCACTCCGCCTTCGAGCACGATCACTATCGTTCAGCCTGGTTCACCTGGCAACGCAACATTCACTCTTCCTGATATCGGCTCACCGCTTCAATTGGCAGCTAACCAGTGTGCCTATGTCACGATCAATCGCAATGCCTCTTCATCTCCCGGCTTTACAATCGCGTCGATCGCACTAGTGCCAGTCTCTGAAAACATCTTTATCTTCGCAACCCGGCTCGCCGGTCCCGAAATCTACCTCTGGAATGGCCAAGCTGTTCTCGATACGGTTCCTCTAGCACCGTCTGACGTTCCGCTCGTTGAGTGTGACTACTTTGATCCGCTATCCACCTCGCTTCCTACAGGAACGGTAACGGTTGATAACGCCACTGTTCAAGCAAATGAGCTCGTTGTATTCGGTAATCTATCTAGCAACGCAAACCGTCTCTATAAGGCAGTTGGCGTCGGTAGCAACATCACCAGCTGGACTGCACTACATAAATTTGAAGGTAGACTCGATCCTGTCGTAGCAGACACCATCATGGTTCGTAAGGGCCAAGGCTTTGCTATCCAGATCGGTAAGTTCAACGGCACCAAATGGGTGTTCAACGATAAGGTTCGTTACTTCAACAACGCAGATTACTGGGAAGAGTCCAATCTTGTAACTGCAGCATTGGCCGACAACTCCTCAGGTCCTATCTTCACAGTAGCCTGGGCAGGTAGTGAACACATTCTGATCGATTTCTCAATCGTTCGTTCAACCGCTCGAGAGACTGGTACTATGCGCATCGTTACAGACGGTGCTCTCGCTGAAGTCTCGTCAGACAGCTCATATGTAAACGGGAACTCAGGAGTGACGTTCGTTGCGACCGTTACTGGTCCTAATCTAACGCTCACCTATTCCACGACTTCTACTGGTGCTCCAGCAGCAATGAAGTACATTGTTCGTCGATGGAGCTCGGGAGCCGGCGGGCCTGGCGGTGTTCCTTCATATTCAGGTGCTGCTCCTGTTCCGACTCCTGCAGCAGCTCCGGTTAACTCACTTCAGTTTAACTCTGGTGGTAACCTAGCCGGCAACGTAAACTTCCAAGTTGACGTGTCAGATCTAAGCGTTAGCTGGAACGGACTACGTCAGGGCATTCTATCTAGTCCAATTACTATTACCAATAACCAACCTTCATTCCTCAACTTGTTTGCGATCACTACGGCTTTCCCGTTCGCCATTGTGGAATACTCAATCACGAAGGATGGGTTTGCTCGCGTTGGGCATCTCCAAGTTGCATACGATGGCAGCAATGTTGCATGTAACGACTCTTTCGTGGAAACCGGAGCAACGGGCGTCGTCCTACAGGCCATCATTTCAGGTGGTTTCATCCAGTTCCAGTACACAAGCACAAACGGCTCAGGAAATGGTTCGTTTAAGTATGCTTGGCGTAAGTGGACCTAATGTTATAATCGAAGCATAGTGTTTTGAGGGAACGTGAACTCAAGGCGCGGCTAATGTAAGTTTCATTGTCGAGTCTGGGTTCTCTTTTGGAGAATAGCAATGGCCGACAATAGCTTTAAGATCAATAAGAGTGCAAACTTCAATCCGCAGCCCGGGCTACCCGCTAACCCGATGGACGGCGACTTCTTCTATGATGCCGTTGCACAATCATTCGTCCACTTCCATAACGGATTTTGGACCAACCTAGAATCCGTAGGAACCGTGGCAGCGATTACTGATCTAACTGCTGCGCAAATGACTCCAGCCATTGTTCGTAACTCAGTAGTCCGGATTACCGGCGTCGGAGTTTTCCCACATCTTTGTGGTCTTGCTGCAAGCTACTCGGCCAAGACAATCAGTATCTATAACGCCTCTGATCACTGGATCTCTGTTGAATACAACAGTTCAGTTGAGCCTACCGCCAACAATCGAATTCTCACTCCTACATTAGGATCGATGAATTT